ATAGGTACATATGCGAGTATAAGGATGCTCTGTTCCTAATTTGCTCTTACGAATGTGCCAAGTTTCTTCTTTAAATTCTTTTATAAACATAACTATATTTACATTAAGATTATAAAATTAAATAATAAATACATACATATGGATAAACTGGCTCAGCCAGCAATTTAACGGAGCATAAAATGGCAAAACAAGATGTAAACATTGGTGTAGAAGGTAATGACGGCACAGGCGATAGTATTCGTGAGTCGTTTCGCAAAGTAAATGAAAACTTCCAAGAGATTTACGCAGTATTTGGTCAAGGTGGCCAGATTGGATTTACTACACTAGGTGATACTCCAAACACTATTGAATCAGGGCAAATTATCACAACAAATAGTGCAGGTACTGGAATTATATACAGTACTATTGGTAGTAACAGCGACCTTGATGTAAATGCAACTGATAGTATCGCAGTTGATGTAGTTAGTGTTCCAGGAAAAATTATATTATCAACAACATTTAGTGCTCTTGTTGATGACAACGTTAATCCTACACTAGGCAATCATCTTTCAGCTGCAAACTTTGCTATCGGCGGTGTTGCTGTTTCAGAAAGTGCTGCAACTGCACTTAATTCGCAACTAGGAAGAACTACTAATTACACTATTGATGATTTAGTTATTACTAAAGGTTACGCAGATAGACGTTATATCACTAGTGGCTTGCCTGTGCGTGTTGCAGCAGAGCCAGCAACAAATACACAATATACATTAACAATTACAAACTACATAGACGGAAACCTGTTTATATCAGGTCACGGTTATGATAGTGGTGCTAACGGTACTGGGTTTATTTTTAATGCAGAAAATACTGATCCTAACAATCTCACAAGCGGTGTAACTTACTACATACGTTATGTAAATGATGATCAACTTGCTCTATATGCTACAGCAGAGCAAGCTTCTACAGAAAATACGTTAGAAGCTGCAACTAACAAACTCAGTATATCAGGAACTATTGCAGTAAGTGATTTACACACAGTTGTAGATGCAGGGTACGATGTTACGCTAACAGGAAACTTCTTAGCAGATGTTGCAATGCCTAGAACTAGTATCACTAGACGTCAAGGTGATACTATGACCGGGGCGTTGTTTTTACATGATCATCCGGGCGACTTAGCCGGTGATGGTGCGCCCAATGGTCCAGAAGACCTACAAGCAGCAACAAAGTATTATGTAGATAACACTGCATACTCAAGTCCAGAAGTATTAAATGTTAGTACCATTGGTGATGATACTATGCAAGGTGTTCCCAATGGTAAAGAAGGTACATCGTCAACATATGCATTTAGAACTATTAATGCCGCTGCACGTAGAGCAGCAGAATTAATTAGAACTGCACCAGAAGAACCTGGACCATATTTCCAAACATTAACACATTCGGCATTCACTACTCCTGCTGTAACAATTAGTTCAGGTGTGGAAAACGGTGTAAATATAATTACAAGTGCAACGCTAAGACTAAACAAAAAATATCTAATTTCAGAAGTATCTGGATATCTTGCTTACACTTATCCAAATTTTGTTTATACTGTTGCTACATGCGAAAGAGATTTAGGGCTAATTATTGATAGTCTTAGAATTGATGCTGAACGTGGTAACAACGCTAACTATCTATCAAGGACAGCGGCTGAGCGCTACTACTCAAGTGTAAGTGGTAGAATTGCTGTTAGTTCACAATTAGAACAAACTAGTGATAGTTTTGCATTCCTGGGAACATTAATTACTAGTTCTATTCTACAAAATACATTGTACAATCAAAAGACTATACAAAGCATAGTTCGCAAGGCTGGAGATGTTCCTTCACTAGTTACTACTACTACTAATCACGGATTACAAGATGGAAATATTGTAGTGTTTGATACTATCTCAGGCATGACAGAAATTGAAGGTGAATTTGCATATGTAAAAGTTGTTGATGCGAGTAGTTTTGAATTGTATGCAGACTTTAACCTAATAACTAACTTTGATAATAGTGCATATACTCCGTTTGTAAGTGGTAATATTGGACTGAGATATCAAACTAAATTTGCACAAGACATAAGTCAAACAACTGTATGGGATGGCAGTGCTGGCGGAGCTGAGCCAAACGGAGCAGCATCAATTACTGCAAATGTAGGATTGTTAAGAAATATCATTACTAATGGTATTGACTCACCTACAGCGGCAGACGTTGCATTTGGTAATAGATATGCTCTTGAACTTACAAATAGTACTGCTGGTGAATTAGATCAAACATCAACCGGCAATGTTGATGCTATACCTGGTAAAGTGTTAAGAGGTAAACGCACAGCAGCAATTGGACGTATTGTTACGTATACACAAGATACTGCCTCAACTACCTTCTTTATGCAATTATTATCACCTATAGAGTTTGATACAGGTGAAGAAATTGAATTAGGTAATTATGTTAAAGCTAAACAGGTTCTTATCAGAGTTGAAACAGGTATTTACGAAGAAGACTTTCCGATCAGAATTAGTAAAAACATATCACTAAAAGGTGACGAATTTAGACGAGTAATTATTCGTCCGAAGCGCAGACAGTCTCAAAGTGTGTATGCTGATACATATTTTTATAGAGATGCAACATTTGACGGATTAACTGTAACAACAACCGGCACACCATTTGTTAACCAAACTGGTGCAACACAAGGTTATTTTGGTCGACACTACCTTACTGATAATACTAAGCCATCAAATGTCGGAGCAACATTTACTAATCTAGGAAAATATCTTGCTGCTAGTGAAATTGTCAAAAGTAACAAAGAATTTATACAAGATGAGGTAATTTATTTTATTGAAACTACGTATCCTTCGCTGGTTTATAACGAAACAACCTACCGTAGAGATACTGGGTTAATTATCGATGGTATTGTTAAAGATCTTATAGCAGGCGGAAAAGAGTTTGCTTTAGAAAATCAAGGCGAATACTACGCAGGCGCTGTCGCAGGACAAGAAACAGAAACAGCAGCAGCAATTGGACATATTAGTACACTACTAGGATCTTTGTTAGTAGGAGTAGCTCCAACTAAAAATGCAGGCACAGATTATGATCCAGATATAAGTTTAGGAAAAGCTGAACCAGATTGGGCTGCAGGTGTTAGCTACCTGCAAGGAGCATTTGTTAAAAAAGGAACGCTATATTACAGAGCATTAAGAACTCACAAATCAGTAGCCGGCGACGAAAATACTGATAATCTAAGTGCAACATTTGGACAATTAACAAATACACTGCTGTGGGCACCAGTTATTAGTAGTGTTAGTGTAGTTGGCGAGCTAGTTAACGTAGTTGTATTTGCATTTGATGTAAATTATAATCCACCTAAGCGAAATGACGAGATGGATGTGTTCTTGATGGATGACGCAACTATTATTAGAAATGTTACTGTACAAGGTCACGGCGGATTTATGTGTGTCCTTGATCCAGAAGGTCAAATTCTAACTAAATCTCCATATATCCAAACAGCATCAAGTTTCTCAAGAAGTGAAAATAAGAAAGCATTCCGTGGTGGTATGTATGTTGATGCGTTTGCTGGTAATATACCAATGCGTGTACAACAAAGTTCAGGCAGCTATACCGATGCAAACGGTTCAATAGGACTAAATGCATTAACTCTGTATGTTGAAAGTCAAGATGTTGGTGGCCAAGCACAAGGCCTTAAATTAAGATTACCCGAACTGCCTGCGCCGTTCTACTACAAAGGCCAGCGTTACCAAGTTAACGCTATATCAAACTATGACAGTGCCTTAGGTAGAGCAGTTATATATCTTGATCCAGGTTCAAATAGTGGTAACGGTTGGAACTTTGTAGGTGCCGATGATATAGGTGATGTAGGCCACGATCAAGATGATGTTATACAAGACATATTCTTACAAAGTGCAGGTAACAGAAGTATACTCGGTAACGACTTTACACAAATTAACGACTTAGCATACGGACTTGTAACTAATAACGGTGCGTTTTCTGAGATGGTTAGTATGTTTACATACTATTGCCATGTTGCATATTATGCTGCAAACGGTTCAGAAATACGTTCGCTCAACGGTTCAAATGGTTATGGTAACTTTGGTTTAGTTGCAGAGGGTGCTGATCCAAACGAAATTCCAGATCAGGTTACTATTGCAAGAAATATGGTGCAACCTGTTAAAGCATTTACATATGGCGGATATACTAACGCATCAGAAGATACTGCAATTACTGTCTATGACTTTAAAGAAGCACCAATGAAAAATGCGTTTGTATACATCAATCATGGCGGAATTGTAGGTGCATTAAACTATAGAATTACTAATATACAAAACTTATCAGACCCTACTAACAGCGGTACTACTGGAGTAGGCGGAGCAGTTGTAGTTACTGGTATTGAATCTGTTGATAATTCAAGTATTACTGGTACTCCTGGGCCCAACGGTGTGTATACTGTTGTTGCACAAAAGTCAACAAGTGGTAGTGGTGCAGGTGCAGTGTTTGCTATTACAGTAACATCAGGAACTCCAGTATTTACTGTAACTAATGTAGGTGAAGGATATAATATTGGAGACACAATAACAATATCAGGTGCTAATATCGGCGGAGTAGATGTAACTAACGACTTAACTATTCCAGTACTGTTAGTATACACTGCTACGCCAGGACAATTTAGTAATGAAGTTTATAGACTCACTGTTCAAGAAGCAGGATCAAATACAGATTTCTATCCAGACTTGCAAGACGGACTAAGTCACAGTTCTATATTTGAATATAGACACGGAGAAAATGTTATACTTGGTAATGTAGATACTAGTGACATTACTTCACGTCCAAGTACTGCTATTAACTTTGATGAAAGCGATACTGTTACCTATAGAAGTACAGGTTTTACTACAAAAGATGATCAAAATCAAGACTTAGATGCTAATCAAATTAAAGCTACATTTGACATTGATTATAGTTATGTTGTTGCTACTATCAATTATATAAACATTGGTACTGCTGCTCCAGCCGGCGGTGGCACACTTGGTAACGCAGTATCTGATACGTATCTTGCAGTTGAGAAGTTAACTTCAATAAATGCTACACGAATTGTTCAAGATGCGACAGATGCATCAAATCAAACAATATTAAATCCAGGAGACCCTGGATATAATGGTGGTATGGTTTTTGCATATGGCGGTAGAACATTACAAGTAATTGAGTATAATCCAATTACTACCGGTGATATTACTGGTATAACCAGTGCAACTCCAGTGGTAGTTACAAGTGCAAGTCACGGGTTAAGTAACAGTGACAGAATAGAATTTGAATCAATTGGTGGCACAACTGAATTAAACGGCAATAGTTATTATGTAGGTAATGTAACTACAAATACATTTGCATTGTTTACTGATGATGTATTATCAAATCCTCTAGATGGTACACAATTTACAGCATATACCACTGGTGGACGTTGGATTCCTACTGACAGTGTATGGTATATTAATACACAATTAGTTTCAAGTACAGATGTTAATGGTTCAGGAGCTGCTGGTATTAGACTAGTTCCAGTTGCTGAAAGAAATATTTACTGTGGTCTAGTAGCAGGATCAACTGCTGAGATTACAGTTGCTATATCGTTACTCCGTGCAACAGGACATGATTTTACTGAAATTGGTACTGGCGGATTTAACACTAGTAACTATCCTAACGTACTGTTAGGTGCACCAGTTGGTGGCGCAGCGGCAAAAGCAGGAGCATATACTAACGAAGATAACGCAACATCTGCGCAAGTATGGGAAAGACGTAAAGGTAGAGTATTCTTTATCAGTAGTGATAACGACGGATTCTTCCGTGTAGGTAAGTACTTTGTCGTTGACCAATCAACTGGTAGTGTTACATTTGCTGGAGATGTTGGTATTTCAAGAGCAGCATCATTGGGCTTTAAGGAAGGTGTTACAATTAGCGAGTTCTCCAATGACGAATTGTTTATTGACTTATCTGACACTGCTGTTCCTACAGAAAAAGCCGTTGCTAACTATGTAAGTCGTAGACTGGGTCATAATGGCAGTGCGCAACTAACTGGTACAAGTAGATTTGCTCCAGGCTTCTTAGCACTAGACGGATCAACACCTTTAGAAGCTAACTTAAATGCTAACAGCAAGCAAATTAAAAACTTGCTAGATCCTACAGATGATAATGATGCAACTACTAAAGACTACGTTGTTCAAGCGGTTAGTAGCTACGACGAATTAGACGATTTAAGAAACGTTACAATACATGCAGTTGCAGCCGGTAATGTTGCTAAACAACTATTTGTTCCAACAGGCAAGCGTAGATTGCTAACAGATCCAGAAACTCCAGGATTGTTTACCGTTGGAGGAACTATTACCAACGGTACTGCACAAGGTACAGTAGTAGCACTTGAGTCTAGATTTGATAAAGTGTTAAACAAAAATGTAAGAGTTATTACATATACATTAACTACTGCAAGCGAGTTTAATACCACAGCAAGTCCAATTAATAACGGAGTTGTTGGCTCGTCAGGTGCAACAACAGCAGTTGTATTAGAAAATCCTGTAGATGAATTTACTAACGCAGTAGAATCAACTACTAGTGATATTAATATTACTGTAACTCGTAGTAGTACAAATACTGAAGTTAATTTACAAATTGAGCCGCAAGCAATTATCAACAGCGATGTTAATGATACAGCGGCAATTGCTCAAAGCAAACTAGCAATGAGTGCTGCTACTACTAGAGCTAATGCTACTGGTATTGCACAAGTTGATTTAGGACTTGCAAGTTTTGATAGTGCAAACTTTGAAATTACTAGCGGCTGGGTTGGTATTAAAGACCAAGGTGTTGGATTTGCCGAGTTACCGGAAATTGCTACTGACACTGTTATTGGTCGCAGTGCTGCTGGAACAGGTGATCCGAGTGCAGTTGCATTTAGTACAGTAATCGACGAAGGCGGCGGCTTAGCAGATGGCGACTTTGCATCAGTTATTGCTTATGGTTCACCAAGAAATGATCCGGGTCAAGTACTTGTAAAAACTGCAACCGGAGCATATACTACTAGTGAAATATCATACGACAACGAAAACACCAGTATTGCAAAACGTGATAATACGGGTAGACTACAAGCTACTGCATATGTTATTGGTGGTACAAGTACATACGAAATACTAGCAGAAAGCTCGGGTACACTGTCGTTTAAAACTCCTGCACAAGGAGTTATTTTAACAGCAAGTGGAGCAAGTAAACCACAAATAAACACTGGCGGTAATATTAAAGTTGGCGATATGGCAGTTGCTCCTACTGAGAGTACTTTCCAGGCAAACAGTGCGTATGGTAGCATAGGTGGTGGTGCAGGTGCTGAAACTAGTGCAATATCATCACGCTGGATTTACAGTAGCTTTATTGAGGCGCCAGGTGAGAAAGATGCAGCAGGTACAGGTATTGGACTAGGTGCTGGTACTGGATTTGCTGGTGGTGGTGCAGACGTTATTACATTTGTTACTGGCGGTACTGTTTACGGAAAAATAAGTTCAGTAGGATTTACAGGAGCAGTTGTAGGTAATGTAACCGGTAACGTAACTGGTAATGCTGGTACAATTACAAGCCAAGCAAACTCAGCTACAATTACAGCAGCATCAACAAACGTTGGTAGCACAATTGTATTGCGAGATGCAAGTGGTAACTTTGGTGCTGGTACAATTACAGCGGCACTGAGCGGTAATGCAACTACTGCAAGTTCAACTACAACTGTTACAACAGGCGGCAGTGTAACTACTACAACTCTTACAACTGGTGCAGCAGCAACAGCAGGTACTATTACAGGTAACTGGAGTTTAACTGCTGGATCACGCATGCAAGCAACATACGCTGACTTAGCAGAGTACTATGAAGGCGATCGTGAATATGCTGTAGGTACTGTACTGGTATTTGGCGGTGATAAAGAAGTTACCGAAAGCACTACACACCGTACAACAAGAGTTGCAGGCGTAGTAAGTGATCAAAGTGCTTATATCATGAACGCAGGTTGCCCAGGTATTAAAACTTGTGTAGCATTGCAAGGTCGTGTTCCGGTTAATGTAATTGGTACAGTTGCCAAAGGTGATATGTTAGTTGCAAGTTCAATACCAGGTTATGCAGTTGTTGATAATGATCCAAAAGTAGGAACAGTTATTGGTAAAGCAGTTGGAGTTAAGACTGATAGCGATCGCGGAACAGTTGAAGCAGTTGTGGGTAGAGTATAATGGCAAAGCAAATAAATACACTAAGCGAGGAAAATACACATGGCGAATAGATACCCACTAATAGTTGACACAACTGATGGTAACAAATTAAAAGAAATACCCAGTGGAGATAATCTACAACTTACAAGCAACGGTATTATTGGCGTAACTGATGTTACTGCTAGTGGCACTGTTGCAGCAGGTGTACTAAGTGCTGCAAGTATTAAAAAAGGTGGCACTGAAATTGCAACTGTTGCAGTAACAGGCAGTTACAATGATTTAAGTAATCGTCCTACGCAACTTAGTGATTTAATAGATGACATGAATGTACTAGTGCCTGGCGACAATATTGGTCAACTTACTAACAATGTTGGTTATTTAACCACTGTTGCGTTTGGTAATTTAACTGTTACTCCAACTACACTTGGAGGATACGGCATTACTGATGCTGCTACAAGTGTGCAAGGAGGATTGGCAGCGACTGCTGTACAACCAGGTGCTAATATTAGTACACTGTTTAATAATTCAGGGTACTTAACAGCAGCAGATTTATCAAATGGATTAATCACAGTTGATGTTAACAACACGGGAGATTTAGTTGGTAGTGTATTTGCTGACGATTCGACACTGATGATTGATAGTGTACTTGCTGCATTTAACTTAGATCAAACTATTAGAACTAATGTAGTTCCGGCAGCAAACGGCGTTTACGATTTAGGTGCTCCTACTCATAAATTTAAAGATTTGTATTTAAACGGTACAATAACATTCCCAGATGCTTCTGTTCAAACTACGGCCGCATTAATAAGTGAAACAATTACACTAGCAACATTAAAAACTGAAGTTGCAGCAAGTACAAACTTTACAGATTTCCAATCAAGAATAGCAGCACTATAAACGGAGAATAACAAATGACAATCAGCAGAATTAATGTAGGTAATATAGCAAACGACGGTACAGGCGATGATCTCCGCCAGGCATTTGTTAAGGTTAACAACAACTTTGACGAACTTGATGCAAGAGTTGTGCCGCAAAATAATGCAGCAAACTTAGGTACAGGTACTGGAGTATTTTATACTAAAGAAAATAGTATACTAAACTTTAGAAGTCTAATTGCAGGTGATAATATGTCACTTAGCTCCGACGGTACAAGTATTACAATTACCAACAATGGTAATATTACTGTTAGAACTGATGGAAGTACACTAAGTCTTTCAGGTGTAGGTAGAGCATTTGGCATTAACGGCGGACAGAACATTGACACTTCGTTAACCGGAAGTAATATCACTGTTGCAATTAATGCTACAGATTTGATATTCCAAGATAAAAATCCAGCATTAGGAGCTGCTCTTGATGCTAACGCATTTAATATTAATAATGTAGGTACACTAACTGCAACAACTGTTAATGCAACTTCAGTTGTTGGAGCATTAACTGGTACAGTTAACGGTATTGATGTAGAAGAATTAGATAGAATTGTTACAGGTGCAGACTACGGATTAATATCTGATAATATAACAACAAGTATAGAATTATTGTTTAGAGCTACTACAATCGACTACGGTTCAATTACAGCTCCGAGCTCATTAGTATCAGATTACAGTAGTATCTAAAATTTAGATAAATATGCTATATAGGGAATAGTATATATGGCAAACTTTTGGACAAGCAATAACGGTGATAGTCTTGGCACTCTCGAAGAGCAGGTGACGATTGCTCCGTTATCACTACTACTTTCACAACCGAGTGCAACTGTTAAACTAATAAGTGGAAGTTTGCCGGCAGGATTAAGATTAACTAATAATACAATAGCAGGAACTCCAATAGAGGTTGCAAGAGAAACTGTTAGTACATTTGTACTTAGAGCAACATATAATTCACAAATAAGTGACAGAACATTTAAAATAACAGTACAAGGTGCCGATATACCAGTTTGGCAAACTCCTGCAGACTTATTAGCAGCAGGTAATAACGGTGTTTACTATATCTTAGACAGCGCACCAGTTGACTTTCAATTAGAAGTGATAGATACTGATACTGCTGCTGGACAAGTTCTTGAATATTTTGTTCCAGCTAAAGGTGGCACTCTACCTCCGGGCATACAACTAACACGCGATGGTAGATTAGTCGGCGTTGTTGATCCTATCCTTGCGATAGAAAAATCATCAGCAGCTGGTTATTATGATGATGCAGGATATGATGCAGGAAGTACCAGTGCATACGACTGGAGTGTTCCTAGTTCTAACGGCTTTGACAGTTTTTATTATGACACTACAATTTACGATCTAAGTACTCCTACACAGTCTCCTAAGAAACTTAATCGCTATTACGAATTTACAGTTAGTGTAAGTGACGGAGATACCGTTGCAAGTCGTACATTTAAATTGTATGTAGTAGGCGACGATTTCTTTAGATCGGACACTACTGTTATGAATGTAGGTACCGGAGTATTTAGTGCCGACAATACTCATATTCGTGTGCCAATTTGGTTAACACCAAGAGACTTTGGGTATAGAAGAGCTAATAATTATGTTACACTAATACTAGATGTGATTGATCCTAATACGCTATCAGGTGTTGTTAGTTACTATCAAACTTCTCTCAATGATGATAGCACTCCTAGTATACTTCCTCCAGGCCTAACACTTGATACTGTTACAGGCGAAATTGCTGGTAGAGTACCTTATCAGCCTGCTGTAACACAAGAATATAAATTTACCATTGCGGCGCAGCGTATAGGATACGATGTTGATAGTGTTCAGCTAATTGAATATATGTATGAAGCCGCTAATATTGGAACAGCACAAATTAAAGTTAGTAAATTTGATGCATATTCAGAGTATGCTATTGATAAAGAATTCACCGTAGAAGGGAATACTTATATTGTTATAAGCATTAATACTGGTAATGCCGCATTTGATGTGTTAACACTAAACAGAGCTTTACTTACTGCATTTAATAGTGGTACTAGCATTAATTTTGGCACAATTGCTATTGTTGAAACAGAAAATACAGTTAGTGAAAAAACATTTGTTGTAAAGCTATTAGGCGAAGTTGATTCAACTATTGCATGGATTACTCCAAGAAATTTAGGATCGTTTAGTGCCAACTATATCAGTACACTTAATGTTAGAGCAACTACTACTGTACCAAATGCTAATTTATTATATACTGTAACATTAGGTACACTTCCTCCAGGGTTAACGTTATCATTAAGCGGCGAATTAATTGGTAAAGTAAATAGTTTTGGTACAGAGTCACAACCTGGATTAACTGTATTTGATAGTCAACAGTTGCAGCTGGACGGAAATACTACTACACTCGATCGTACATATGATTTTACAATTAAAGCACAGGATCAATTTGGATTTAGTGCTATTGAGCGAACATTTAGTGTTAAATTATCTGACCCAGACAATAAACAATATAGTAATGTTTTTTTACAACCACTATTACCGCAAGTGCAACGATTAGCTTTCGTTAATTTTGTAAACAATGCAGAGATATTCCTTCCAGAATATCTTTACAGACCAAACGATACTAATTTTGGTATACAAACTAAAATTAAAATACTTGCTTATTCGGGAATAGAAGCAAAGGCTATTGAAAGTTTTGTAGCTGCGGCTGCAAAAAATCATAAAAGACGCAATCTTAAAATTGGTAGCGTAAAAACAGCGATTGCTAAAACACCAGGGACTCAAGATGTAGTTTACGAAGTAGTATATTTAGAAGTTATCGACCCACAACAGTCTACTAAGAGAAATCATAAGACAGCTAATCAAATTAAGATTAAAAATAATGACAAAGTTTTAGTTAACAGCGCAAAATATACCGATATTAATGACACATATGCAAGTGAATTTTCTGAGGTTACTATTACTACTAGAGAAGAAGGCGAAGTTGCAGTAAGCTGGATTGATTTATTAAATATTAACGGGCGTGATGAAATCTATAATATACCCGTAACAAGTTTGTTAGAGATTATAAATCAAGCAGGTTATTCTGTAAGCGTGCCATTTACACCTGGCGTGATAGAAAGTAACAAATATAGACCGTGGCCTACTAATGTAATCACCACTGATAGTAATGCTATACTTGCAGACGGTGCAAATAGTACAACACGTTATATATCCAATATGACACATATGCGAGCAGCTATTAAGAATATAGGTGAAACAGAAAAGAACTTTCTACCTCTTTGGATGAGATCATCACAAGTAGACACAATAACGGAGTTAGGATTTGTTAATGCTATACCGTTATGCTATTGTAAGCCAGGTACTGCAAACATAATTGCTAATACCATTGATTTTTATGAAATTGATTTTAAACAATACGAGTTAGATATTGATAGATATGTAATAGACAACGCTGAAGGTAATTCACAAGAACAGTATATATTGTTCGCAAATTACGAATTTAACACTTAACAACGATAAATATATTGTAGGAGATATAAAATATGGCAAGTACAATTAGTACAATAGGATTCAACGCTGCTTTCCCAGTGGCCGGTCAAGATAACGACAGTCAAGGCTTTCGTACAAACTTCAATGTGACTAAGGTTGCACTAGAAGCAGCAGAAAGTGAAATTACAACACTACAAAGTAGCACTGCAAAATTAGATGCAGATAACGACTTTAACGGTAGCGTAATTAGCGATGCTAAACTTAAGGCAAATACTGAAACAGTATATCCTGCTGGTAATGTTGGTGCAAGTCAAAACGTTAGCTGGGCCAACGGTCACTATCAAACACTACAAGCTGGTTCAGATATTACACTTACTCTTTCTGATTGGCCAGATAGTGGTGTAATGGGCAGAATGCGCCTACAACTTACAAGCGACGGAACTTCAAGAACAATTACTTGGGCAAGTTCGGGCGGTGGTAGCTTTAAAGGTGCAGGAGCATTTAGCGGAACAACTGTGTTGGCTTCACAGACTAATCCAACTATAATTGATTTTTGGTCTATTAACGGTGGCGTTAGTGTGTTTGCACAAGACCACGGAACATTTGATTAATGTTTAACCCACTAGTTGATAGTTTTGAACAACTTAGTGACACTGAGGTTGAGAATAAAGTGCTCGACCTCCAGCGTAAATATTTTATGACTCAGAATCCTCAGGTACAGGAGCAAATTTCTGCGATACTAGACATGTATCGAGAAGAGTCACGAGCAAGACGTGCAAAACAATATCTCCAACAAACACAACAAAACGGCAAATCAGGACTTGACAGTTTAATCAATATCAGTTAAACTGTTAACATGCTTATGAAAACAGATGAACTAGGTATTCCACGCTTTACTAATTGCGACCTCGTTGATATGATCTATAGTGGTCATGTTGACAAGTGTCATGTAGTACTATGTGATCCTTCAGATGATATAGAAAAGTTTAACGCAGCAATGCGTGAACAATATCTCCCTGAACTTACAAAATATATTCCTCTAG